AGAATAAAGATTACAGATCTTGATGCGTTTGATATAATTAATGGTGAGTATTGGGTTGTTTCTAAAAACTATACATTTAGCAGCAGCCCATCTCAGACAATGATGTTAAGGAAGGTGGTTTAATGCCTAGATATTCTTCAAGAGTAAGGAGTTATTCTCCTTCGACTTCTGGAGTGACAAGTGAACTTGGTATTGTCTGGTCGTCTTCTGGAGGACACACGCATGATGGGGTTGAGTCTTCTCTTATTAATGGAGAGTCTTATAGCCTTTTTGATTTTAGACCTACTAATCGTGTCTCCACTATTGATAGATCAAATATTCAAGAGAGAAACAGGGAGTCTTTAAAGAGCTTTATAGTTAATACGATTAAAGAAGACTACATTGAGTTTAACAACATTACTATAGGCCCAGATGTTATAGGTGCTCAAAACATAATTGCAGGATCAATTAATTCAGATCTTATTGCTGCTAACACTATTGTTGCTAACAATATTGCTGCTAATACTATAACAACTGAGCTTTTGGCTACGGACGCTATTCAGTCTTTAAATTATGATGCTCCCGATGGTGCGGAGATTTATAGCGATGCCGGTAGCTTTTTGGATCTTTCTAATGGAGAGTTCATAACTCCGGGTTTAAGGTTGTATAGCAATGGTGATTTATATATCTCTAATAGTGTTGTGATAGGTGGCACTACAGCTAATACAGTTGTTGATGGGGCTGCGTCTGGTGCGTCGTCTTTGCAGCCGGGGGAGGCTGCTTCTGATGTTAATAGTGGGACAACAACTATTAATGGTGGCAAGATTAGAACGGGTGAGATTCAGTCTACCGATTTTTCTTGGAATGGTTCTTCTGTTTATTCCTCTGATGGAACTAGGTTTGATTTGGATAATGGTCAAATTATTGGTCAAGCTTTCAGGTTGTACTCCAATGGTAATATGAGTATGGCTGGAGCTATCACTGCTAATGCCGGATCTATTGGTGGTTGGACTATCAATTCCAGCAATATAACATCTAATGCAACGACTATATACAGCACTGGTCATATATATTTAAACAGTGGTGCAACCAGAATTTATTCTAATGGCTATTTGTACCTTAATAATGGTACAACTAGGATTTATTCTAATGGTTATATTCGTGGGAACTCTGGTAGATTTACTGTTAATACAAGTGGTTATTTGACTGCTACTGGTGCAACTATTACTGGTACGATTAATGCAACGTCCGGCTCTTTTTCGGGCAACCTTACATCTAGCGCAACAATTACTGGTGGTGAGTTTGCTGGAGGAACCTTCTCTCTGTCGGCTGGGTCTTCTACTAGAATTAGGTTCGGTGCCAGTTATGGTCAAGGTGTAGATATTGACGGGGGCACGGTTGGTAGCATTAATGTTGGTGTTTGGCCTGCTGTCGGTTTTGAGGGGAATATCTATCAAGTTGTTCAAAGCGGTTCTTATCCCGGTGCAGCGCATAGGTTCTATGGGCGAATGAGTGTAGCTAGTGACGTTAATTACAGCACAAGCTGGGATCGTCAGCAAATTGTTGCTTATAGTAGTACCGGCAATGCTGGTATGGCTATCAGGGCCGGTACTGACACCGGTACGGTACAATTTAGAGTTGGCTATAACTTTGGTGTCTTGTATATACGAAACCATAATGATAGTGCATATAGGACTGTTAATTGTGGAACTGTAAATGCCGATGGTAATCTAACTGCCACTGGAACAAAACCTTTCGAGATACCTCATCCTATTCTTGATGGTATGAGATTGAGGCATACAGCTGTTGAGGCACCGCTGGCTGATTTGATTTATAGAGGTGTTGCTAAACTTAAGAACGGCAGGGCTGAGGTTAACATTGATGAGTTCGCTAGAATGACGGATGGCACCTTTGTTGCTTTGTGTAGAAATGTTTCTTGTTTTACTTCAAACGAGTCAGATTGGGGTTCGGTCAGGGGGTTTGTTAACGGGAATATTTTAACAATTGAGGCGGAAGATGCAAAATCTCAATCCACTGTTTCTTGGTTAGTTGTCGGTGAGAGAAATGACGATAAAATTAAAGAATCAGATGCCACTGATGACGATGGAAGGCTAATCACAGAGTTTGATAGACCAGATCATGAAATTGATTAACTTTACTTATTAACTTTTAAAGTATAAAATAGTTATATGGGAAAGTTTAAGTCTATAATAACTAGAATAATTGCTGTTTTTGCGGCTTCTGCTTTAAGTGTTGTGGGTGCTGGTGCTATTGCTGGTGTTGAATTATGGAAGGCTGCTTTAATGGCCGGTATTGGCGGTATGGCAACCGTCACAGAGGCTCTCGCTAGGGCCTACATGGATGATGGTGTTCTTGATGAGGATGAGATTAATGATGCTTTCCGTAGAGTTGACAAGAAGTCGGCTTCTGAATGAAAAATAGTGTATAATTGAACCAGTATGGCCTACGAAAACTATAGTTCTGTTGCATGGTCTAGCGGTACTCCATTGACCGGTGATCGTTTGCAGCAGATGTCAACGAATATTCAGCAAGTAAAAGAGGCTACAGACGACAAGCCTCAGGGTGTACTGAAATATAAGAAGGTTACAAGCACTTTTTCTCCTTTTACTGACATCGATGCAACTGAAAACCTTATTGTTGCGTTGAAGGATGAAACTGGAACTGGCGGTAACGACTTGTCCGTTAGTGCAGATGGAAACAGGTTTATGAGGCTTGTCCTGACTTTTCCGGGTATTAGCATTCAAGCAAGAGGTGCTGAGAATACTAGATATGTTCTATCGATTAAGCAGGGAACTGATACTGGCAATATTGTTGACACTCTTGCAACCTACTACTTTAGCCCTCCCGTGTATTCTTTTATAGATGTTTCAGCAAATGCTGCTGAAACGGCTCAAACTGTAAGATCCAATGGCGCTGCTCAGGGTACTTATATTGGCGCAGGCCAGTACTCTGTTATTGTTGACACAACTTCTGCTGGCTTATCTTCTGAAAGCTATTTTGTTTCGGTAAAGAGAGAGGTTAATAGCAATATGACTAATGCGCCTAGCTACACTATCCTGTCAAGCACCTCTGCTCCTGTTGAATTTTATGCTGAGGATGCTGGCGGGACGTAATGCCACCTAGAGGTCTTGCTTCAAAGCGTGACGACATTAAGTGGAAAGAAGTCGCTTCTGTTGGTGAAGGTAATCCTAACTATAGCGGTGGTAAGTATATAGATGACAAAGGTTATGTTCGTGTTCTGATGCCAGAGCACCCTAAAAACATCAAAGGATATGTTTATGAACATCGCATTGTTATTGAAGAGTATGTGGGTAGGATGCTTCACCCTTGGGAGTCTGTTCATCACATAAATGAGGTGAAGTGTGATAACAGGGTAGAGAACCTCTATCTGTGTACTGCTAAGGAACATAGTGCCATTCATCGTGAGGGAAGCAAGCCCTCTCAGGAGCATAGGCAGGCTCTTCGTGATAGCATGAACAGAAGAAATCAGGAGATGAAAAGAAATCCTCGAAAGAAGGCACTTCGCCCCCCGAAATACCCTAGACTGGGTGGGTGACCAGTCGAAAGGTGGTAGAATATCCCTATGAAAATTTGTGAAGGTAAAGGCTGTTCGATTGAATTCGAACCTAACAGTCCTAATCAAAAGTATGCGTTTCCGTCATGTCGAAAGAGCATTGACTCTTTGGGCATCTGTCGGTATAGAAAGGATAACTGTATGATTGAAATACCCGAAGACGCTTTGGGTAGCGGTTCAATCGATTCAGACTCTGAACTAAGAATTGCTTATACTAAGCTTGTTCAGGAGTACGAAAAGATTAAGAACAAGAAGAATGACTTGGCTGATGCTGTTTATCGTGCCGTGACTGACATTATGTCCGACTCAGAACCACAGAAGCCTGTTGCTCCACCTAAGAAGGATCGCAGGACTTCTAATGAAGAAGTTGCTGTTGCTGTGATTGCTGACTGGCAGTTGGCTAAGGTCACTCCTGATTACGACTCTCCTACATGCGAGAGAAGGATCGGGCAGTTTGCTCAGAAGATTGTTGATTTAACTAACATCCAGAGAGCAGATCACCCTGTTAAGAAGATCCACGTTTGGGCGTTGGGTGATATTGTTGAGGGGGAACTTATCTTCCCCGGCCAGTCATTCTTAATTGATGGCGGTTTGTATCGTCAGGTGACAGTTGATGGTCCTCGTATTCTTAGGGATTTCTTGAATGTTATGCTTGAGAACTTTGAGGAAGTTCATTTTACTGGTGTTATTGGTAATCATGGTGCTATTGGTGGTCGTGGTCGTAGAGATCATGATCCAGAGACTAATGCCGATAGAATGTTATATAGAATTATGAGCCTTATGTTTGAGAATGAGCCTCGTATTACATTTGATATTCCTGATGGTAGAGGTGAAAAGCATTGGTTTGCCGTTGATCATATTGGCAACTACAGTTCTTTGCTATGTCACGGCGACCAGTTTAGTGGTTTGTCTGCCTTGTACTCTTTCCAAAAGAAAGTTTACGGGTGGAAGATTGGTGCGCTTGGAGAAGACTTTGATGATGTGTATTTAGGTCATTGGCATACGCCTACTAAGATGACTTTTAACACTATTCAGGTCAGAGTTTCAGGTAGCCCAGAGTCTACAAACACGTATGCTGCTGAAAGTCTTGCTGCTATTGGAAGACCCTCTCAGCCTTTGATGTTTGTTCACCCTGAAAAGGGTATAGTCACAGCAGAATATAACTGCTGGCTTGACTAAGGAGGATAAGAAATGATTAAGCTTTCGGAAGCAAATAAGAGAATGGTTGCATCGTATGCACGAAGCGTACTTGGTGCTGCTGTTGCCACTTATTCGGCAACTAATGATTGGAAGATGGCTCTCAACTCGTTGTGGGCTGCTCTGATTCCGGTTGCTATGAGATTCTTGAATCCGGGCGATTCTTCGTTCGGTAAGAACTCAGAGTCGTAATTTCGGCTTGTACAAAGCCCCTCTGCATTGAAAGTGTGGTAAAATATCCATATGAACATTAAAACTAAGTTAAAGTTGAAGTGTACTCATTGTGGAGGGGCTAAGTACATTGATGATCCCTATTATGAATCTGCTCAATGGTATGTAGATATTACTTGCATTCGATGCGGTCATTCAAAGACTATTGAGGCTGAAGAATTTAAAAAGATTCTAAGAAAGATTGAGGGTAGTTAACATGTTAACAGATAAAGTCATTACCAATAAAATCTACCTATACTCTGGTGTTTTACATAAAGTAAAAAAGATCCAGAAGGGCAAGAAAACTGTTGTGATTCAAGATTTGAAGCATGGTCAGGAAATTGGAATTCCTCTTGGTGGTGCAGAAGTTCTGCTTTCAAGGGTGTACACTATCGGTGAGGTCGCTAGGATTGTTGAGCGTAGACCGGATACGATTAGGAAGTACGAGAGAAGAGGGTTGTTGCCTAAGCCTCTTTCTATTGATGACGAGTACCCTTCATATAAGGGTTGGAGGTTCTATACATCTTCTGATGTGTATGAAATGGTTGAGTTTTTCTCTAAGAGGTCTCCGGGTAGACCTACTAAAGAATCTGAACCTGTCACTAGTAAAGTGAATTATTTAAATCAAAAAGTTAAAATGAGCAATAGGAGTTTTGTAAATGCAAGAGCATAAGGTTGAAATTTGGGCATCTTTGGGTATTACTAAGAATCTTGGTAATTACGAATCGCTCCGTCTTGATGCAGGGGCAAAGGTTCAGGCTTCATCTGAAGATGACGAATCTGCTTGGCAGAGTTTGTGGGCTGCTGTTGATGAGCAGATTGAAATGAAGCTTAGGGAGCTAGATAGCGATGGTGGAAAGTAACTCTTGGACTTACTCTGCTGTATGCCGTAGAGATGATTTTCCAAGTAGATGGCTTTCTTCTGATATTGATGATATCAATTATGCTAAAGATGGTTGTAGGAAGTGTACTGTCAGACCAGAGTGTCTTATTTCAGCAATTTCTAAAGAAAATGGATTTATCGGCGTAAATGCCGGAATGTCTGAGATAGAATTCCTGATGACGACATGGAAGGAGGTTGACAATGAGTCAGAATCAAACTGGGAAATCTCTGATACAGTTATTCGAAACTTGTTGCAACGAATCGCATAAACTGTTTATTCCAGATTCTCCACGACAAGACGACATTGCTAACAGTCTTGTACGCCATTACGAGTGGACATTGCTTGAGAGGGCAGTCAGGTGGTACGTTGAAAATAACAGCGGACCATTTCTTGTTTTTGACTTCGCAATCCAATCAAGAGATGTCGTAGAGAAAGTAAAGTATGAAACTGAGTCAAAGACGAAGTTTCAAGATATCGTAGCCGAAACACGCAAGAGAATGGAAAGTTCTTGAACTACGAACTTAGATTATTAAATGCCATTATTGACACTAACGAATTCGTTACCGCAGTAAATGAGGGGGTGGAAAACGTATTCGTAGAATATAGAGATGTATGGAACTTTGTTGTAAATCACCACGATGAGCACAAGAAGGTTCCGTCTAAGGAGACAGTTAAGTCTCACTTCTCAGACTTTGAGTTCTTTAGCACTCCTGAGCCTATTGCTTATTATATTGATGAGGCTAAGGGGGAGTCGTTAGCTTACCAGACTCGTCAGGTTATTGCTAAGGCGCATACGGCTTTGAGTGAGTCAGGTGCTAAAGAGGCGCTAGCTTTGTTGATGGAGTCAACATCTAAACTGTACAAGTTCTCTAGTAGTCTCAAAGATACAGATCTTGTTGGTGAGTGGCGTGACCGTTTTGAAGATTTGAAAGAGCGTGCTGCTAATCCAGACAAGAATTACATTGGTATTCCTAGTGGTATTGATGTAATTGATAAAACCTTTGGTGGGTGGCAAGAAGGAGACTTTGTTGTCCTCCTTGGTTGGACTGGAGTTGGTAAATCGTTTATTGCAAGACTATTTGCAGTTAACGCATGGAAGGCTGGTTATAGACCTCTGATTATCTCTCTTGAGATGAACAAAAAGCAGGAGGGTCAAAGGCTTGACACTCTGCTTAATAACGGCGAGGGTCATTTCACGAATACTGACTTGATTAAAGCAAACCCAGATATCGTTGACACTTACGAGTCGTGGGCTGAGTCAACATTCGCTGGCAAGCACGCTATTCATCTTGTAACCTCTGAGGGTCTTGAGACTGCTGATCAGAATATGGTTCAGGCTAAGATCGATCAGTACCAGCCGGATATGGTGATTCTTGACTATCACGGTTTGTTTGACGATGCTAGCGGTGCTCGCAATGAGACTGAGAAGGCTAAGAACCTGTCTAAAGCTTTTAAGCGTATTGCTGTTAAGAACAATGTGCCGGTTATTGACGTTGCTGCTGTAACAATGTCTGATGGTCATGGTGATCGACCACCTGAATTAGAAGAAGTCGCTTGGTCAAAACAGTTAGCTTATGACGCTGACTTGGTGCTGGCTATTCATAGAGAGTTTAACTCCGATCAGTTCCAGATTGTATCTAGAAAGGTTCGGAGGGCTACACATTTCGGGTTTTACCTGAGATGGAACTTAGAAACAGGAGAATGGAAAGAAGAATGGGACGTAGGATGACAAAGAGTGACGTTTGCTTTCATGTTGAAAAGGGAGAGGCTGTTGATATTGAGACAGTTATTAGACTCCGACCTTGGATAGAAGATGAGGTTAAGAAGTCTCACGGTAGATTCTCTTCCACTAATCTGATAACCGACTATGATGCAAAGAGAGAAATCTTTGGATTTGAAATTCGCTTCAACAGGTGATATAACAAAGTCAATATATAGCCTGCTGGACTCGCAGGGTATTGAGGTACATAATCACTCCAGCACAGAGATAGCTATCTATTGCCCTTTTCACGATAACATTCATAGCCCTGCTTTTTACATCAATGTAAAGACTGGGTTATGGCAATGTTTCAATCCCTCCTGTGGTAAGAAAGGCAATTTTAGGCAGTTATATCATCACTTTACTGGTAAAACTTATGGCCGTGAGTGGGTCTTAGATCCTGTTAACTTGCAAAGAGAGTTGGATTTAGCACTCAAGCCGGTTAGGGATGAAGAGTTAACTGTTGACGCTATTGAAATTGACTATGGCTCTGATGAGGTTGATAACTTGCAGACTATGGTTGATAGGGGTTTTACTTTAGATGTCTTAGAAGAGTTTGAGATAGGGTATTCTAAGGTGAAAGATAGGGTTGTCATACCTGTAAGGGATTCACAGTTTAAGGTTGTGGGTTTGATAGGTAGGGCAATTCATGACTGGCAGGAGCCTCGTTACCTATATAATAAGGGTTTCAAACGTGCTGATGTTCTGTTCAATATCCAGAATGCAAAGGCGTATGATTCCGTTATTGTATGCGAGGGTAGCCTTGATGCGGTCAGGGTGGCTCAAGCTGGTTTCAAGAATGTTGTGGCTACTCTAGGCGCTCAACTGTCAAGCAATCAGGCTGGAATGATGAGAAAGTTTTTTGACTCAATTATCATCTTTTCTGACAATGACGACGCTGGTGCGGAACTCCGTTCTGCTATAATTGACCAGTGTCGTGGGAAGGAGATGTACTCCGTGCAGATTCCTGATGGGTTGAAAGACCCCGGCGACATGACAATTGAACAAATAGAGCAAGCCATAACAAGCAAGCAAATAATAATAGGAGAATATTAAAATGACATTTACAAGCATTAAAACATTGAAAGATATTGAGAAGAGTATTCCTCAGACAACCGGCAAGTCTGGTGCTAAGAAGTACTTCAACATTCAGTCGGGCGAGACTTATAAGATTCGTTTCCGTCAGGAGTTGACTGAGGATTCAACTAATTACAGTGAAGAGGCTGGTACTGGTATTATTGTGCCGGTTATTACTTCACCGATTAACTGGAAGTGGCGTTGTGCGTCCACTGCTAGCATGGAAGAATTTGGTTATCGTTGTTGGGCAACTGAGCAGGTTCCGCAGGATGGGCGTTGGAAGCCGAAGCCTCACCTTCTTATCAACATTGCGGTTGAGATTGACGGTGTGTGGGAACCTAGAATTCTTGACACTACTTTTAACCAGCGCCATGTTGGTATGATGTTGATGGAATACGCTAAGGAGTTTGGCACTATCACTAACCAGACTTTCAAGTATGGCCGTACTGGTTCCGGTGCTCAGGATACTAACTATAGTTTGATTCCGTTAGGCCCGAGCGACCCTGATGCTTCTATTCAGGGTTTAACTATGCATCAGCTTGATAACGTCTACATGACTTTGGGTTATGACAAGCAGAAGCAGTTTTTGACTACTGGTGACCTTGAAGTAGACGGTTGGTAATCTTAACAGTGCGATTGTTGGCTGTGTGGGGGGAGCAATCCCCCCACCTCCAACGGAAAGGGTAGTATGTCTACTATTTGTCTTGACCTTGATGGGGTCGTTGCCGACTTGGTTGGCGGAATTAATAAAGAACTAGATGTTCGTGGCTTGTCTGATTTTGATTATGCTCATTGGATTGTTGGTGTGTTTGAGGATGATTTGACGAGGGAGATTTTTCATCGTGGTGTGTTTTGGAAGAATTTGAAGCCGTTTGTTGATTCGTGGTATGCGGTGAATGATTGGTGGGCTGTGGGTCATGATGTGTTTTTTGTGACTGCTCGTTATTCTGATGTGTCTAGGCGTTGGGTGCGTCCTTGGTTGGATATGTGGAATGTTCAGTATTCTGATGTGTTTTTTACTGATATGGGTGATAAGGCTGGTTTGGTGAAGAGGTTGGGTGCTGAGTTTATGGTTGAGGATAATCCTTATGAGGCTAGGAAGATTGTTGAGGCTGGGACGGATTGTTTTTTGATGCGTGCTTGGTATAATTCTCAGTTTTGGGATGATTTTGATACTATTGGTTCTTTGTCGGAGGTGGTTGTTGATGGCAGGTAAGTCGTATAGGCTTTCTTCTGGGGCTAGTGTTGTTTTGGGTTTGTCGCCGGTTGTGTTTATGTTTTTGTGGAATTGGCGTGTTGGTCTTGGTTGGGTTGTGTTGTTTTTGTTTTCGATGAGGGAGTCTGTTGATGACTGATTTTGTGCATTTGCATTGTCATTCTGAGTATTCGTTGTTGGATGGTATGTCTCGTCCTGAGGATATTGCGTCGATTGCGTCGTCTAATGGTCAGTTTGCTGCTGCGATTACTGATCATGGTACGATGGGTGGTGTTTTGAAGTTTCAGGATGCGTGTGATAAGGCCAATGTTCGGCCTTTGTTTGGTATTGAGGCGTATTTTGTTCCGTCTGTTGGTTCTGATTCTGATTCTAAGGCTGAGCGGTTTCATTTGATTTTGCTGGCGAAGTCTAATGAGGGTTTGCAGAAGTTGTTTCGTGCTAATCAGGTTGGGTGGAGGGATAATTTCTATTATAAGCCTCGTCTTGATTTTGATTTGTTGGAGGATTTGGTTGATGGTGATGTGATTGCGTTGTCGGGTTGTATGGGTGGTGCGATTTCTAAGGCTTTGGAGCGTGGTGATCATGCTGAGGCTGAGAGGTTGTCTGAGCGGTTTATCAAGATTTTTGGTGATGATTTTTATTATGAGGTTCAGGCTTGGAATCCTGCTTCGTTGAATGATGGTTTGATTGATTTAGCTTCGTCTTTTGGTAAGAAGGTTGTTGCTACTGCTGATTGTCATTTTCCTTCTGCTCATGATCGGCATGATGAAGAGGTGTTGTTGATGGTGTCTCAGTATCCTTCGTTGAATGCTGCTCAGTTGCGTCATGCTAAGGAGAATCTTGCTGGTGGTGGTGATGTTACTGAGAAGATGAATCGTATGTATCCTGATCGTTTTTTGAGGTTTGATCGGATTAATCCGTATGTTGCTCCTGCTGGTGAGGTGTTGTCTTGGTTTCAGGAGAAGGGTTATGATCGTCCTGAGTTTTTGGAGAATACTGTTGAGGTTGCGGATAAGTGTGCTGCTCGTTTGGAGAAGCGCAAGAATTTGTTGCCTAAGTATATGAAGGCTTTGGATTCTGATGAGTATTTGCGTGAGTTGTGTTTGACGGCGTTGACTGATTTGTGTTTGGATAATGATGTTTATTTGAGTCGTATGGATGAGGAACTTTCTGTTATTGCTCGTCTTGGTTTTTCTGACTATTTTTTGATGGTTTGGGATTTGGTTAAGTGGTGTGATCGTAATTCTGTTGGTCGTGGGACTGGTCGTGGTTCTGTGGGTGGTAGTTTGGTTGCGTTTTTGCTTGATATTTCTAAGGTTGATCCTATCAAGTATGATTTGTTGTTTGCTCGTTTTTTGAATCCTGATCGTAATGATTATCCTGATATTGATTTGGACTTTGAGGATAAGCAGCGTGAGCGTGTGAAGGATTATTTGGTTGAGCGTTGGGGTTCTGATAATGTTGCTGCTATTGCGACGTATGGTGTGTTTAAGCCTAAGTCTGTTGTGAAGGATGTTGCTAGGGTTTTTCAGGTTCCGTTTGATGAGACTAATAGTGTGACTCCGTTTTTTGAAACTTTGGAAGAGTTGCAGGCTACGGATAAGGGCAAGACGTTTATTAAGAAGTATCCTGATGTGTTGCCTATTGCTAAGAAGTTGGAGGGTAGGATTCGTAATACTGGTATTCATGCTGCTGGTATGGTTGTGTCTGCTGTTCCTTTGACTGAGGTGTGTCCTGTTGAGACTCGTAAGGGGTCGTCTGAGAATCGTGCTGTTGTTACGTCGTTTGATATGGAGGATGCTGAGTCTGTTGGGTTGATTAAGGTTGATATTCTTGGTTTGAAGACTGTTTCTGTTATCAAGGATTGTATTGATAAGGTTAGGGAGTTGTACGGTGTTGATGTTACTGATGCGTCGCTTGGGTTGGATGATCCGGCTGTGTTTCAGAATTTTAATGAGGGCAATACTGTGGGTGTTTTTCAGGCTGATGCAGCTGCTTATAGAAACCTCATTGATCGTATGGGTATTGATGATTTTAATGATTTGGTTGTTTCTAATGCGTTAGTGCGTCCGGGTGCGTTGTTGTCTCAGGGTCAGGCTTATATTGATTGTAAGAAGGGTGAGGCGACTGCTAAGTATCCGCATGAGGTTGTGAAGCCTATTTTGGAGGATACGTATGGTACGGTTATTTTTCAGGAGCAGTTGATGCAGATGGCTGTGTTGCTTGCTGATTTTTCTTGGTCTGAGGCTGATAAGCTTCGTAAGATTATTGGTAAGAAACGTGATGCTGCTGGTTTTGATGAGTATAAGGAGAAGTTTTGTAGTAATCCTTATTTGACTCGTCGTCAGTCTGAGAAGATTTGGTCGGAGTTTGAGTTAGCGTCTTTGTATATGTTTAATAAGTCGCATGCTGTTGCTTATTCGATGTTGTCGTATCAGACGATGTGGTTAAAGATTCATTATCCTAAAGAGTTTGTGTGGTCGATGTTGTATAATGAATCTGAGAAGGGTAAGATTACTGCTTATTTGATGGAGGCTAAGCGTCTTGGTATTCAGGTTCTTCCTCCTGACGTTAATTTGTCTGGGGAGTATTTCACTATTGATGAGGCTGGTATTCGGTTTGGTTTGAGGAATGTTTCTGGTTGCGGTAATAGTGCAATCAGTGAGATTTTTAAACATCGTCCGTTTGGGTCTTATGATGAGTTTATTAATAAGTGTTCTAAGCGTCATGTCAAGGCTCCGTTGCGTGAGAGTTTGACTAAGGTCGGTGCGTTATCTGGTATCGGTCATGATGGCGGTTTTGATCATGAGCGTTATTATTTGCCTATCCTTGGTTTTGCTATTGGTATGGGTGAGGGTGATAATGAGATTGATCAGGTTGTGGAACCTATTGAGGGGTTTCATGAGATTTATTCGCCTTTGAGAATTATTAAGGGTGTGGTCAGGTCTACTAAGAAGACTCCGAAGTATTTGCGTGTTGAGATTGAGGATCAGTCCTCGTCTGTGTCGGTGTTCTGTGACAGGAATACTGAGATTGCTAATCGTGATTTTGGTTATTTTGTGATTGGTGATAGGACGATGCATATGCATTGCGATGCGTATGATTATGTTGGTTCTGATCTGTATGATCTTGCCATGTTGATGCGTAAGGGTAAAGAGCATGATTACTCTTGGTTGTATGACACTGGGCTGGGCGACGCTTCTGCTGAACGGAGCTTGTTGTATATCTTTTCTGCTAGGGAGTTTACAACTGGTAAGGGTAAGGATATGTCAAACTTGTATGCTTGGGATGGTGAGCGCACTTTGAAGATTGTTGTGTTCCCTTACTTGCATGGCAAAATTCGTCATTTGGTTGGTAAGACTGGATGGCATGCTGCTAAGCTGAAGAATGTTAAAGACTTGGAGGCAGCTACGAGACTTGATTCTTATACTTTGGAGAACGAGAACTCTCTTATCACTATTGATAATTACATTCAGAGAAAGGGGCTTATTAAGCCATGACATTAGAGCAATATCAAGACATTTGGGTTAACGGTGCTGTCAAGAAGGCTGGCATCCGTGACTGTGAGTCTAGATGGGAGATGATGAAACCTGAGTTCGATAGGTGGCATAGGCCGTTTACGGTGTTGGACTTTGGTGCTAATCTTGGTTACTATTCTTTGCGTCTTGTTGAAGAGTATGACTGTACTGTTGTTGCTGTTGAGAGTATCTATACTGACTGGTTGATGGAGGTGTTAGATGAGAACAAGCAGGACAGGGTGATTCTTTTAGATAAGAAGTTTACTCTGCAAGATATTCAAGCCCTTGCTGAAGTTGAGCATTTTGATCTTGTTCTTGCTTTGTCTGTCATGCATCATGTTGAAGGCGGTACGTTTGAAGAGATTTTAAATGCGTTTGTGTCTTTGGGTGACGTTCTAATTTCAGAGGTTGCTTTGGAAGGTCCGGCTTGTGGTCAGACTATTGTTAAAGATACTTATGTGCCTAAGGGAGCAACGGTTCTTGGTAAACCAAAGTCTCATCTTGATGGGTCGGAGCGAACTCTTTTTGTTTCTCATCACAAGAAGAAGACTTTAGAGAAGTCTTATCTTGGTACGCCTTTGCGTGATACAAAGATAAATATCCATTCTGATTATTATCATAAAGAGATAATGAAGGCTGGAACGATTCGCCTTTGGAACCGTGGGATCAACTTGAGGACGTTTCTGGACATGGGCGGTGTCGTTCCTAGCGCCGATAAAATTGTAGATATGTGTACGGCTTCCAAACCTGACTTCATGAATGGTGGTATGATTCATGGAGACCTCACGGTTCACAATGTCATCTTGCAGGGGGACGACGTGAAGTACATCGACAGTCTTGATGTGAGAAGGCATGTTGAGGATGATGATGTGTGGTTTGAAAAGATGGTTAAAGAAATAGAAAGTTACAGGAGGTAATATGTTATTTATTGATAAGCGTAAGGGGGATGTTGTCCCTACCCATGAGGTTATTCCTACACCTAGTATTGGTTTGAATCGTGCTTTGGGTGGTGGTTTGTATACTGGTGCTACTCATTTGTTTTGGGGTACGCCTTCTGTGGGTAAAACGACGATGTGCTTTAGGATTGTTGCTGAGGCGCAGAAGATGGGTTACAGACCTATCATTGTTGATTCAGAGTACTCGTATTCAGAAGAGTATGCTGCTAAGTGTGGTATTGATGTTGATGATGTTGTTTTAATTCAATCGACTGTGGTTGAGGACATTCTTCGGCATTTGATTGGGTATCTGAATCATCCTGATGAGAAACATATCTTCTTGTTTGATAGTCTTTCTAATATCGTTAAGGAAGAGTTTTACGACAAGCCTGATGGCGGTAAGGCTATGGGATTGCAGGCTCGTTCGCAAGGTTACTTTTTGCAGAAGCTTGTCAACCATCTTCACAAGGAGAGAAATATCATGTTGTTTGTTGCCCATCAAACGGTGGATTTGAGTGGTATGTATGCTGTGATGAAGGCTAAGATGGGTAACACAGTGCATCACAATATGCATAACATTATTAAGCTTTTCTTGTCTATGTCTCAAAAGGAGATGGAGCGTGAGGATCGTACTAATAAGATTATGAGTCAGCGTGCTACTTGGACTATTGAGAAGACGAAACAGTTACCTACTATTGGTACTCAAGGTTACTACTACGTTCTTCCTCAGGAGGGTCGAATTGACGCTGAGAGGGAGTTGATTGAGATGGCTGTTGAGAATGACATCATTCAGCGTAGGGGTGCTTGGTATTCTTACGGTGAGCAGAAGTGGAATGGTACTTCTAATATTGAGTTGACTGAGGATCAGGTTGACGAAATCTATAAGGAGTTGGTTAGGTGAAAAGAGATGAAGGGCAAGAAGCAAAAAGAGATAAAGCAAAGCCGGTTAAGAACTCTGGTAGAGGTTTTAGAAAGGGAGATGCGACTTTTCATCGTTTCCTGCTTGACTATAAGCATAATGGTAGCAGCTTCACTCTTAGCAGGACTGCGTGGATAAAGCATCGTAAGGATGCTTGGCGAAGCCAGTACAGATATCCTTGCATTTCTGTTGTGTTAGGTGATGATTCCGATACCAAGGTTGCTATAATTGATTGGGAAGTATTTAAGGAACTGATCCGTGACTCCGATTACGAATGAAGAACTGTATTCAACTGCTTTTTACTACCTTGTTGGTGTGATTAGTGGTATGGAAGATTATGACGATATCGCTGAGGAAGAACTTGTTTACTTCTTTCTTGGGAGGGCTGAAGACATAATCTTTGAGCGTCGTAGTCGTAATGAGGAAGTTTGAGAAGCACGGTATTCTTGGTTGGGTGGCAACTGCTTTGATTGTTTCTGCTTATGACTATTGGGCTTTGCATTTCAAGAAGCAAACTATGTCTGCTGCTTTTAAGAATGGTGCGTATAGAAAAACAACTTCCGTTCCGGTTTTGCTGGGTTGGGCTATTCTGACTTGGCATTTGATTCATCCTACAAGGATGAGAAAAACAGACATTATGTCTGTGCTATTAGATAGGAAAACTTTTGAGTAACTTTTATATTGATATAGACAGGATTGCTGAGATGATGGGCGATCAGTCCGAAGAGTTTGTCGAATGTATGAAGATTGTGCAGGATATTATTGAGCGCCCTGATCATTATGTTGGTGGTCAGGCTATCAAGTATGCTAATCAGTTAGCTGCATACAGGACAACTATGATTATTAAGTCACAAATCTTTAAGCGTAAGTCTACCTTAATGGATAGTGATGATAAATTTACTAACGACATTTGGAAAACAATGTATGAGGCTTTGGGTGAGAATATTAACGTATTAAAACTTTCGGCTAGAAATGGAGTACATGGATGAAATCATTAGACGCTTTGCGTAACAAGGTTGAAGAGAAGACTGCTGTTGTAGAAGGCGGTGAGTTGACTGGTAGCGACTTAGAAGATTTGTTGTGTAAGAAGGTTGATGAACACTTAGAGGAAAGAAATGAGCCTATCTACAAGAAGGTTGACTACTTTAGACCTAGTTCGACTAACCAGTGTGCTAGGTATTGGTGGTACATGTTCGATGGGGTAGAGTACACACCTTCGTTCGCCCCTCAGACTTATCGTATTTTTGATAACGGTCATGCTGTTCATGACCGTTTGTATGGTTATTTTAGAGGTCTGGGTATTCTAGTTGAGGAAGAGTTGCCTGTTTCTAATGATGATCCGCCTATTCAGGGTACTGCTGACGGAATTATTGATTTAGATGGTCACAAATTGATTGAGCTTAAGTCGATTTCTGCTGAAGGTTTCTATTATAGGCAGATGTACCACAAGCCTTCTGACGATCACGTTCGTCAAGCTAATTTGTATATGCATTGTCTTGGTTTAGATAGTGGATTTGTGATTTATGAAAACAAAAATAATCAGCAAATTTTACCTATTTATATCGAACGTGACGATGTTTTTCTTGATAAACTGTTTAAGAAGTATAGAAAGATATACAAGTCTGTTGAGGATGGTGTAATGCCTGATCGTCCATACAAGCGGACTTCAAAGCACTGCGCTAAGTGTGATTTAGCGTCTTTGTGCTGGTCGGAGAATTCAATTGAACAGGAGTACGAGCCATTCTGATAGGATAGAATGTAGTAATGAAGAGTGCTCTAACACTTTCATCCCCAAAACGTACAATGCGGTGTTTTGCTCCCCTGATTGCAGGAGAGTCGTCACAAACAAAAGGTTGCTTGAAAAGTACTACGAGGCTAAAGAGCGTAAAAACTCCTCTAGGGTGTGCGATACTGACGGTTGCAGCACTATCTTGTCTCGTTATAATAAGGAAGACATTTGTGAGCGTTGTAAAAGGGAGCGTTATATAAAAAGACTTGTCTCATGGGGGTGGGATGAAAAGAAGTTGAGAGATGAGTATAAGTAAGCTTGTTAGTTCTATGAAGTCTAATAGGCTTATTTCTATTGATCCTTCTTCGCATTCTCTTGCTTGGTGTGTTATTGATCTTGATATGGGTAAGTTTGATATTGTGGCTACTGGCAAGATTGATTTTAAGGACAAGAAAGAGATTTCGAGTAAGCTGAAAGTTATCAGAAAGGGTTTGCAAGATGTTTGGGAAGACTATGGTTACAGAAGGGCTTGTATTGAACAATCTGTCTACATTCAGAATTTTCAGTCTAGTAGGATTATTTCTTACATTATTGGCTACAGTTGGGGTGTGTTAGATGAGTATTGTGACAGCGTTGTTGATTGCAGCCCTCTTGTCTGGAAGAATAAGATTGGATACAGAAATGTTACAAAAGAGGATAAGAAGAGGATTGAGAAAGAGCACGGTCCAAAGGGTTTACAGAAGAGATTCACACAGGAACGAAAAGATCGTGTGAAAAAGATTGTCGATAGGTTTTGTGGTGGTTCAACTGAAGATGAGGACATAAACGACGCAATCGGTATTGCCATGTGGTATTATGTTGATCATGGCTATGGAACCGTACAAAGATAAGGCATGGCTGTACGAACATTATGTTAAGAAGCGGTTGAACTTAACTAAGATTTGCGAGATTTTGAAGAAGTCATACAATATCGAGATGACACCTCAGGGTGTCTATAACTGGGTTAAGAAGTATGACTTGTTAAAATATCGTGGTAAGGGAAGAAACCTTGCTGCTACGTCGAATAGGAGACCTAAGTCCCCAATGCAACAAGAGGTTGAGAGGCGTAGGAGGGAGCAACGTAAAATGACTCAGAAAAGAAAGAAGGGTATGGGAAGATGAAGCGGACAGTTTCAACAAAAGATATTTACACGTTTGCGAAGCTGGATATGATTTATAATCAGGTTCGTGTGATTGAGGCTAAGCAGAATGAGACTAAGTATAAGTGTCTTGGTTCTGGTGAGTGCTGTAGTATTGGTCTTACTATACCGATGGCTGAGTGTGCGAATATTGCTTTTCGTTTGAGGCAGGAATATTATTTGGTTCTTGAGGATAAGGGGCAGGATGCTGCCGATTCTTGGATGAAAGATGTTACTGATGCATTGGTGGAGCGGATGTATGATGATAGCTGGAAGATGGGGGGAGAGAGTGATAAGAAGTGTGCATTCTTTAAGAATGGCTGTACTATTTATGGTTACAGACCTATGGTGTGCAGGACTTTTGGGACTATCACTACTGTAGATAATTACTGTCCTCGCATTAGGAATGCTGCTGGTGGTATTGATTATTATACTGGTGGGGCTGTTGAGAAGGTCGTTAAGCAATATCAGGATGCTTTGAAGGAGTATGCTGAGGGCAAGAATGAGGCTTATGATGTCGTTGTATATATGCCTCTGGGTGTTTTGAGTTTTCTACTTCCAGACGATGAGCTTGAGGCTCTCGCTGAGAAGACCGATCCAAAGTTTTGGAAGGCTGCCGATGGTTGGTTTAACTATCGTGTTCAGTTTGTGAAGGAGCATGGTTATGCTGTTGAGCATCTTAACGAGCAGGCTGTGTCTATTGGTAGAGAATTACGATTCAACCCGGAGGATTGATGTTTGAAGTTGCTTGGATAGATAACTATAATATAAACTCTTCTACCACTAATGGTTACACTTATGCTTCACGAAATTTAATTCGTGAGCTAAGTAAAACAAATTTGATGGTTCATACCCATGAGGATTATTTAGATGACTTGAATCCTCCGAAGTTGCCTGAGGGTATGGGTTATTTTATCAAGTTTGATATTGATTTTGTTGATGTGCTTATCAACAATCAGTTACCTGCTCATTTTCTTAAACCTTTTGGTTATGAAGGTCTTAATGTTGGTTTCTGTTATTGGGAAACGACTAGGCTTCCTATGCATTTTGTTTCTGAGTTAAACCAGATGGATGAGGTGTGGACTACTTCCAAGTGGGCTAGGGATGTGTTTATTGACTCAGGTGTTGATGTTCCTGTTTTAGATTTTAATCTTGGTGTAGACACAAAGACGTTCGGGTTGCAAATAGACGATCCAGACTCCCCTTTCACTTTTATGTCTATTGGTGGTCCTTCTACTAGGAAGAACAGTCAGATGGCCGTAGATGCGTTTTTAAAGCTGTTTGACGGCAATATGGACTACCGTTTGATTCTTAAGAGTTCTGGGCCTCCTGATGCGAGGTTGATTTATGATGGTCATAATTATGGGTTTGTTGGCCAGCATCCTCAGATAGAGGTGGTTGATTACGAACTGTCTGAGCAGGAGTTGTCTGATTTTTATCATCAGGCTCATTGTG